GATCTGACTGAACTCGAAGAGGCGCAATCATTTAAAACTTACCTGGACAAAAAAGGCAAAGAGGCCCTTCCTGAGTTGGCCGAGCGGACCGGAATCAAACCTTCATATATTAACTGCCGCATCGCGGTGATGAATCTGGCGAAAGACGTTCTGGACTTGTGGGGTAAGGGCAAAATTAAATATGGACACTGTGAGCAATTGATACGTCTATCCGATAAAAATGAAATCACCCAAATGACAAAGGATATCATAGATCACCTAAGATATAACGATTATCCGGTGAAGGATTTAAAGCGTAAAATCGACGAAAGATCAATACCATTATCGAAGGCAATGTTCGATATTGAAAAAGCCGGGTGTAATACCTGTCAATCCAATAGCAAGGTTCAACGCGATATGTTCGGTGAAGAAACCTCGAAAATACTATGCACGGGTACAAGTTGTTTCAAGAAAAAACAAAATGACTGGTTAATGGCGAATTGGCAAAAGGATTTCAAACCGAAGACGGGAACAAACGGCTTTCGTTTTTATTCAGATATATCTTATGACAAACATAACGATTTTGATTCATGGGTGGGTAAACCTGGTAAGGACTGCAAGGAATGTCCGCACCTTATTTCGCTGATAGAGGTAGGTTGTGAAATAAAAGACAAGCAATCCTGTGTCGGCGACAAGACTTGCTTTAACAGGATAATCGCATCGGGCAAGAAAGAGGCAAAACAGAAAGCTAATCAAAAATCTGACAAGAAGGAACAATCAAGCAACGACGTTCCGCGCGTATCCTGGCATGGCGAATTTTTTAGAGAAGCATTTTATAAAACTCGTCTTCCGGAAGTCATTAATTCCATACAGGCAACCGATGTCAATATTCTACGGCTCTCTTTGATGTCTCTATTTATTGCCAATAGTGCCGCGATGATAATATTTGCCGGTAGTTATTGCGAAGGTTATAACATTGATGAAAAAGGTTTTTTAAAGAAATTCAAAAAATCAATCTATGGCCCTTACGACTTACCAAAAGAAGATATTATTACTGCTTTGTTTTCCTTAAAATACGACAAATTGCTTGAGATTCATCGAACCATATCAGCTAAGGTAATCATGCAAACAAACACCTCAGCCCATATCCGTAATTTAATAGCTCCTAAATTGGGCATTGACCTGTCTAAGGAATGGCGAATCACAAAAGAATACCTGGAGAAAAAAACGACAAAAGAGATCCTGGCCATGATCACGAAATTCGGCATCGATAAAGATACCAAGGCTCAGGCGTTTCTGCATGAAAAACTCAACAAGAAGCGCGGACGTTTCGATACCTGCAAAAAAGCAGAACTGGTCGATATATTCCTCAAATCCGGCATTGATCTGTCCGGAAAAGTACCGTCTGAAATATTGAACTGATGAATTTCTAATTTTACCCTCTCCCCTTGCGGGAGAGGGTAAAGGTGAGGGGTGAATAAGCAATAAAAAATATGCAAGTGCGCGAAATCGTTAATTATTTTACTTGACATTACAAAATAAAATGTTAAAATAAAATAAAAAGAAAGGCAAAAAATGGAAATCATAGAAAACGAAATCAGCAAAGCTATAAAAGAAGCGATAGAAAATAATTGGTATAATGAAATGACAACTTCCGATTTGCAGGGAGCATGTGAGGCAAAGGCAAGACAGATTTTAAGAAATAATGGAGAAGATGATTTTCACAAATCAATGAGAATATCAGATCAGATTTTAACCGGCATTTATGACGCTATGGAAAGTGATGGAAAATAATCATGAAAAATTTACCTATTGAAAAAATATTTCCTAATCCAAATCAGCCGCGTCAATATTTTCATCCTGGCAAACTCGCAGATCTGGCTCAATCAATAAAAGAAAATGGTTTGATGGAACCCTTGATAGTCGTACCAAAGGGCGACCGTTTTATGATTATTGCTGGAGAGCGTCGTTGGCGTGCCTGCAAGATAGCCGGATTGAATTCAATCCCTGCCATAATAAGGGAAGCGGATGATCAACAAGTCGCAGTGCTGGCCTTATTGGAAAACCTGCAACGCGAAGACCTCAATATTGTCGAAGAGGCTAATGCCTATCAGGATTTAATAAATCGCGGATTGACTCAGGAAGAAATCGCGCAGAAAATGGGAATCGGCCAAGTTTGGCGAATTCAGGAACGTCTTAATTTACTGAAACTATCACCGGCATTTCAGGATTATGTCATCAAGGGTATTTTGGGACCGTCACAGGCGCAAGAAATGAGCCGTTTGCCGAGGGATAAGCAGGAAATTCTTTTTCAGAAAATCCAGATCGGCAAACTTGACACCTATAATAAATTGCGCCTGTTTGTAAATTCGATGATTCAGGTCGAAGAACAGTCTAGTTTCATCATGGATCCGTCTCCGGAAGAAAAGAAGGTCGTATCGCGCTACGATATGATGATCGAAAAAATGACAACATTTTTAAGAAGCTCGTTCAATAAGGAAGATCTGACAATATTAGCGAAGGTTTTGACTCCGTGCGCACAAGTGAACATGGAGAAAATAGACGACATGATCATGCACTTGAATAAAATCAAGCGTGCGCTCATGCAGTCCGATAGCACAAAGCAAGTAGTGCAGCAGATAAAAATCGCTGTGTAAATATCAACGTCATACCGGCGAAGGCCGATATCCAGAAAAGGAGCACACATGAAAACATCCTATTTCGGCAACAAACAAGCGTCACAAGATCCGAACGCAGTAAGCATCGCCCGCTGGCCTCCGCGCTGGTGGGGTACGCGGCGACGATACATTTCACTGGCTCCGTCAAAAGATTTGCTTAATCGCTCCAGGGCTGGCCTACCCTGGCCGGAATACGTCAAAGAGTATCAGCGCGACATCCTGGGCAAACTCGACCCGGCCAAAGTCCTGGCCGATTTAGGCGACGGAGCAATATTGTTGTGTTGGGAAAAACCAGGCGAAGATTGCCATCGCCGCCTGGTCGCAGAGTGGCTTGAAAAGAGTCTTGACATCAAAGTCCCTGAGCTGTAATAATTTGTCATTCCGGCGAAGGCCGGAATCCAGGAGGGAAAAATCATGAGCGAAAAGCCGATAGATAAAAGAGTCCTTGCGGATCTACGAGAGTGGATTGGAGTTGGCTCTGAAAAGATTAGCGACAATGAGTTATGGAAAGAAAGTGGCAGTGTCCGTGACCGATTAATTTTTTATTATGCATGTAAAGATTTTGGTGCCGCGATTATGGAACCATTTAATCGCTTGGTGCATTTATTAACACATAATACTTTAAGAAAATAATCCTGGATTCCCGATCAGTTCGGGAATGACAAACAATTACCTCAGCCCCCATCTGGGGGCTTTTTATTATCTTAAATCTTAAACACTTAAAACTTAAATCTCCGCGCTTTTTGCGGCCTGTCAACCTCAAAGATCCTTAAAGATACCCTATAAAACCTTAAACTTCCCCTATAATCCCTCAGATTTCCCCCAAAATCCCTCAGATTTCCATTTTGCCAAAAAACACGGGTGTAGACTGTCTCAAAACAAGTCACCATTCACTTTATACGGAGTGTATCGACATGTCAGTCTTCACCACCTGGTCAGCCGTTTATACCGCGATGCTGGACAAACTAGCGTCCGGCGATTGCATTATCGGCTCAGTCGGCACCGGCACGAAGTCCATCACCTACAAATCAAATACAGAATTTTTAAAGATGCTGGAATTTGTCGAAGGCAAAGCCAATGTCGAGACCGGCGCTGCCGTCACACGCACCTACGCCAAACAGGGAGGCCGTGGAGTATGATCGATCAAAAGATCGCTGAATTCATCGACCGCACCATCGGCGTAATATCACCGCGCCGGGCATTAATGCGTAAAATGGATCGTGATCGCCTGAACCTGGTCGGCAAACGTGCCGAAATGTATGCCGCCGCTAAGACAACGCGGCTCACCGGCGCATGGAACCCGTCCAATGCCAACGTCAATGATATCATCGGCGCGTCATCGCCTTACCTGCGCGCCCGCGTCCGGCAGTTGATCCGCGATTTTCCTTATCTGGCCCGCGCCGTCAACATCATGGTTGATTATTCCATCGGAACCGGAATCATGTTTCAATCCACGGTTGACGGAACAAACGGCAAGCGCGACAAAAGACGCATCACGCTGATTGAAGACGCCGTAAAATGGTGGATGGACGAAGCCGACGCCTCCGGAAAAATGCACTACTACGAAATGATGCGTCTGGCTAAGCGTCAGGATTTGGAAGGCGGAGAATTCGTCATTGTCAAAACCTTTACCAAAGAACCGAATAAATTTATACCTTATCAATTACAAATGTATGAAGCCGACTGGTTGAGCACCACGCATGACAGCTACAGTAGCGGTGGCATCAGCATCAACGCCAAAACAACGGACACCGAAACAAGACAGGGCGTTGAATATTACAAACAGACTGGCCGCGTCAAAGGTTACTGGTTTCAAGACCCGAATTATGGCGGCTCCGATATTTACGTCCCTGTGGAAAACGTCGTACACGGTTATGAAATGCTACGCCCCCAGCAACTGCGCGGCGTGTCGCCTTTTGCGCCCGGCATATTGATTGCCAATGACCTCAGCACCTATCTGGATGCCGAGATTGACGGCGCGAAGCTGGCCGCCAAATGGCTGGCCATCGTCAAAACTCCCGACGCCGCAATGCGTCAAATGAATCTTGGCACGCAAACCGGCGCCAACGGCGATCCTCAAAAAATTGAAGAGCTCGAAAACGCCATTATAGAATATCTGCGTCCCGGTGAAGACATCAGTTTTCAGACCAGTAACCGCCCCGGAGCGACGTTCCAGCCGTTTGTCCGTTTGATCCTGACCATGTTGTCCATTACCACCGGAGCGCCTTATGAATTAATATCCGGCGATTATCAGGGCCTGAATTTTTCCACTGCCAGGATCGTCCGCAATGATTTCTCCCAGCAACTGCGTCCGATAGCCTCCCGTCATGTTCGCCAATTTGCATTGCCTACCGTGACCACGGCCATTGATATGGCCGTGCTGTCCGGCAAGTTGACGCTTCCCGGCTATTGGCAGAACC